CACCGCCACCGCGACGAGGATCTCGTGCTGGATTTCTGTTTGATTTAGTTAATTGTACTGATTTATCTTCGTGTAACAATTCATAGATCTTTTCAGCAAAAAATGTGGAATTTTCTTCTGGTTTTTCAAAGAACAAACCTCTTATATAATCCAAAACGCCCAAAATTCCACCAACTTGTGCACCAACTGCTGCTCCTCCTATTGTTCCAACTCCAGGAAACATCGCAGTTCCTGCTAGTCCGCCAATCGCTGCGCCAAGTGCAGTTGGACCAAGTGAGTCAATTAGATTATCATAATACTTAATCATATCTCTTTTATATTGACTTCTCGAGATTCTATTTGCTGCTAAATTAGCATTCGCGTTGCCCATTTGAGAAACTGTATATGCGACTATGCCCACAGTAGCAGCACCACCAAATCTACCAATCCCTGTGGCAGATTTTGCTGCTTTCTCTAGCATTGGTCCAATAAACTTCATCTTTTTAAGTTGTTTGATTGCTTGTGGAGTTTTTTCTGCAGATTCGCGGTTTAATTTTGCTTCGTAATACTTGTCAAATCCTCTAGCATTTCCTTTCACACCACGATAGAATGCTCTCTCGCGCAATCGAGCTGCAGATGCAGTTTTAGCTGCACTTCTTTGCTTAATCATAGAAGTTGCGCGCATTGCTATTGACGCTGCTGTATATCCACCCACCCCCATCACGGCTGAATCTATAAGATTTGTATCGGTTGATTTACCAGTAAGTCTATCTGAAGTTCTGGAAATTGCTCCTGGTAATTGCGTAACAGCAAGTCCACGCAATGCCAACGATCCTAAACCAATCGAGCGCAGCGCACCACCTGTAATCATTGCTAGTAGTGCTGGTTTTCCTACAATTGACATAACTAAATTTGTAGCCAAAGAACTTAAATCTAAACCTAATGCAGATTCTGTTTCTTTCTTATTCTTTCTTTTACCTCTAGGTTCTGGTCGACCTCGTTTAAGTTTACCAGAATTTCGAAGTTCTTCCAAGTCTTTATTAATTTGTTGCAGTTGACCTTTGATGGTTTTATTTGCCACAGGAACTCGCATGGCACCACCTTTGAATGAATTTACATTCATTCTTCTTTGACTTCTAAATGCACCAAGTTCATTGTATATTCCGCTAATCAATTCAGTGTTTCGTTTTGAGACATTTGCTAATGCATTTACTTGTTTCCTTAAACCAGTTATGGAAGAGAGCGTGAACCTCTTAAACAATTGCTCTTGTTCTTCTTTTCGCTTTTCGCGCTCCTCTTCTTTTTTTTGCAGTGGTGTTTTCTTTCCATACACTGCTTGTAAAGCTGATGCAATGAGATCTGATTTAGTGATAATCTTTGCAATGTTATAAACGGAAAATCTCATGGCTAGATCTTCGCGAACCAACATCGTGAACGCAGTTCCTAACGGAACCTTTTCCCGAATCTGTATTGTATACAATTGTGATGCGACTGATCCTATTGACATTATCTTCTTCTCGGTCTAGGTTGTTTTTGTGGTTTGTTTAACATTTTCATCATCTGTTCTTGTTCTCTCTGAGCGTCTGCTTTTCTTTGTTTTACTCTTTCTGTTTCTTCTTTAACCCATCCATTTACCATTCCAATGTATACATCACGCTCCCACGGAATCATATTTTCTAATTCCGAAAGAGTATATTTGTATTGATGGGTGAGTGTAAACATGTTTTCGTAATAGTGTTTTAAGTTGCTATCACGAAAACTTAGATAAAAAAATCGGTCAGACCCTCCATATGAATGCTGTGTTGGAATCCGCACTTTTCGCATTGATTTTCTACATCGTACTGGATCTTTGGTAATTTTTCAAAAAACTCAGTAATTCGATCAAACTGTTCTTGTGTAAGTGATTCTAAAAATTGCACGAATTCATCTTTCGGTGTTTCATTTGCATAATACATACCATTCTGATCAAAGACATAATCTGTGCACTCATACAACATATCAAACACTCTATCATTGTTTTGCGCACTAATTAATTCTGTAATCGGTTTCATAGTTTTTAGCGTTGGAAACTTTAATACTATACCAATTTTATCATGTATGTGGATTTTAGTTGATAGATCTGATATCGGCGGTTTAATTTGTAAAACATCAATTTTAATTGGCATCATATGATGGCATTCAATTTCTTGCTCTATTCCTTCTTCATCTTTTTCCTTACCAACAATATTCCTACACATAAACAATGTTTCTATCTTTTCTCCAATAGAACGAGCACGAAGATTTAAGAACAAATACTCAATATCAAATATTGGTAGTTTGTCAATATCCACCTCATCAACTAAACAATTATTAATAATTTGTTTAATCGTTTTAAAGACAGTTTCCTCATCTCCATCCTGTAGAGCCATTAAAAGTAACTTTTCTTCTTTTACAAGAAAAGGTCTAAATCGTACAGGATCAGACAATGAAACTAATTTTAATTCAAATACAGGCAAATCAATTTTCGGTAAAGGCATAGTATACTCCCAATATTATATTACTGATCAAGTGCATCAAATACATCACGCTCTAACGCAGCCTGTCCTCTTCCATAATTTTCTGCAGGCAACATTCTAGAAAGTCCATGTTCCACGGCATCTAGACCTGGATCAATGGCAGTTTCTATATTCTCAAAAAACAAACTAACATTTATCTTATGAAATCCATCATCAGCCCAATTACTTTGTAGAGATGTGACGCTTAAAGGATACGCATTTTTTAATGTCACAGTAAATTGTTTTCTCATTTGAGTTGGTGAATTAGATAATTGCGATTGCGCAAACTGGTCATAAAAATCTCTTAGCAGAGTAGCCTCTGTTGGTTTTTCTTCTGGTCTTATTTTGTCGTGTGTATAATTGTCGAATTGATTTAATACCATGCTACAAACAAAATTATCGAAATATTCATTTCTGTTGGCTGTTATTGAGATATTTCTTGTCCATCTATTAAAAAATTGAAATAATGGAACATCTATTGGATAATAAAATGTGAGATTAATTTCGTTTAAATCTCTTAAATATGGCACTTTAATTTTAACTTTGCCAGGCACTCTATAATCTGTAGCAGTTAGTGTCGAGCCAGGAAATTCTATAGAATCACAATAATATCTAAAATTTTGTGGACTGTTGATTAGTTTGTTAAACCCAGTTGCTTCCGCTGAAAGCGTGTTAAAAAACTCACTTCCACGGTTAAAAATAAAGTACGCATTAAATTTAGAACTCTGTAAAAATCCTGTAGACATAAACTCTTCAGGACTGTAATGGCGTTCCAGATCTGCAGCAGTGAGTTGAGGCTTTTTCGTTTTAACAACATCTATGTCAAATATATTTTGATATCCGTCTAACTGCTGTTGTATTCTATCACCAATTGTTCCATCTGGATTTCTTGTTATGTTATCGTTTTCTGACATTAGGTTTTATACACCATCTTTGCGGTTGGGAGAAATATCGCTGTTTCCCAATTGTTAGGCTCAATGTAGATTAGCGATGAGCGGATGTGACTTAACAGATATCTCTTAATACAAGGTTCAATCATTTTGTATCGACGCGACCTGGATAGCAAATCATACGACAAATTAAACTTGGTCGAGTCATTGTATTTATCGTTATTGACGAAATCCATAAGTTTGTCCAACAACGCCAGTCTGTTGTACGGGTCGAGGTAGTGTAGATTTAACCCCAAGAACCCGTCTGCATACATCTCCATTGGGATGACCAGCGGGAACTTATCATAGACAGGCAGAACATCCTTGTACTTTGGGTCGTAATGGTAGAAGTACATGCGACCAATAAAGGCTTTCGGTGAGATTCTTGAAGCGTCGTTCAAAACATTGGAACGGTCTGATGGGATGCGAAGTTGACCGATTTTCTGCCCAAGCCATGCTCTTGCGGCATCTGTTCTTGGACGAATATTAGCCGCATTCATTTCCCTTGTGATTTTGCTGAGTAATGACATTATAAGCCCAAGTCCTTTTCCGTTATGACCTTAAATTTCCAGTTTCTATCCTTGCAATACTCCACAGCGGCGTTCCACTTGGCTTCGTTCACACCCCAAGTCATCACCTCGCGAATGTATTGCTTGGTGACTCGGCTTCGTTTCTGTGGTGGCTTGGACTGCATCAACGGTTTGACCTCAAGAATCATGGCTTCTATTAGACCCTTTCTGGTGCGCATTCTGACGAAAAAGTCTGGGAAGTATCGGTGCATTTTGTTGTCAACTGGCGATAAATAGGGTATGACGATTTCTTCATTAGACCATTCGATTACACCAGGATCATCGTCCAGGTGCACCATAACTCGGCGTTCCCATAACGATCTGTACCAGATGTTTGTTGGATCACCTAAATATTTATTGGTATTTTTAGGACTAAATTTACCACTGTAAGCCATAACCGTATTTATAGGAACAATTAATGGCAATCAACCACAGTTCTAGATCTTTTAAACGATTAAAAAGACACAATGTGTTTCCTCATCTTGTTGCTGAAAATTTAGCAAATGGCGTGGAACATACGCCTGTGGATAGAATGAGGCTT